TTGCATCCGGCTTCGGCTGGCCCCAGCCAGGCCGAAGACGAAGCCGGATGCCTTTCCTCTGACTCCTTTATTCTTACTATCTTCTAGCTAAGGGAGGCCCGGTCAAACATGTCCGGGCGACATCGTTTATAGACAAGGACTTACGAGTTGCACCCTCGTTTTTAGGCTAATTTTGGGGATCGGCCTTTTTGACCCTTAAACGTATCTTTGCCAAGTACTCCGCCTGGGTCTTGATCTTGCCTTTTGCCAGTGTTTCCCGGCATTCCCGATTGAGCTTTTCCCTCACCCCCGGAGTTTTTGCAGCGTACATCTTCCTGCTTTGGTTGTTCCAGCCGGTGATGATCAGGTCGCCGTTGTACCAGAGGCTCGAGACAGCCCTACGAATCGTTCGCTCCGACCTGTTGCATTCCTCGCCCAGCGCCTCGTTTGTCATCCAGCAGCCGCGTTCACCGAAGCTCGCGATCCTCACAAACAGCAGCTTCGCGAAGCTGCAGCAGCCGTCCGAGTAGACCTTCGTCATCCATTCCTGCTGCCAGTATGCCGTATATCCGGTAGTGCCTGCCTTCGCTTTTGCTCCGTTTGATTTCGCCATGTTCGCCTCCCTGCAGATATTTTCATAATTCTCCAAAATAGGCTTGACGGAACCCGCAAACTTGGCCGATGATATGGTTGAGAGCCGTAAAGCCTCACCGGCCACGTCGGGCGACCGTCGTGGCCTGCTTCCCTTATACTATCATTCCTCATCGACATATCATGCCTTTTGTCTTTAGTCAAGGTTTCTCTGCTTCACAGCCTCACTCCCTCCAGCGCGACGATCTGCACGTTCTGCTCGTTAGCGATATCCATTATGTCGGCGTCGCACGTTGTCGCCACGATCATGGCCAGGACTGGTCCCGTGATCCTGAATTCCTTGACAAACAGGTTCAGGTATGTCACCACCTGTCCTATCGCCGTCATGTTGGCCTCCGGCTTGACCTCGATTATGTAAATCCTTCTGCCGACCCTGCCGACCACGTCGATTCTCTTTCGTGACACGCCGTCCACAACGTACTTCATATATGCCGGCGCATCCGGACGCACAGTCATAGGCTTGCCCACGTGCACGTCGTACCAAACCTCCTCTAGCACGTTCCATTTACTCTCAAGGTACGCCGTCCACGTGGCGTGGTCCTCAGGCAGCATGTGTACGTACCTGTGACGCACCTTAGGCTTCTCACCAGGCCCGAGCGATCTGTTTGTCTGTGTTTCACTCACTTGGCTCAGTTGTCGATTCGGGTTTTCCAACCAGCATCTGGATGATCCACGCGAATATGTCGTCCCATGGATTGTCCGTTGTTGCAGCATGATCGACCATCTTCTGTACCGATTGCCTTATGTTTTCGAGCACCGACGGCGAACACATCTTCTTTGCCTGGTTCAGTATTGTTACTAACCATTTTTCCATTTTCGTAACTTCCTTCCCTGTTCACAAACCATCAAATATCAAGATATTCACCGCAATACACCGCGTCGACGTAAGCGCTCGCCGCCGCCGCGCCCGCCGTGTAAGCGTAAAAAGAGAACTGGCAGTAACGACTCCCGGTTGCGTCCGCGTTGTCGAAGAAATCCTCCGTGAACTTCGTCCTGATGCCGTTAAGCTCCGCATGTATGTACTTGGCCGTCGACAGATCGAGCGCCAGCTCCATTATGAACCACTCACCGTCGACCACCACCTGATCGTACCCAGACAGCACCGTCCAGCCGGCCACCGAATCCTGATACTTCAAGTCCGGATCGTTCGGGTGATATTCCAGGCCTGCTATCCGCGACCTGGAATTCCTGAAGAACTGAACCAAGAGCCGAAAGTAACCCACAACACTCACGTCCGGCAAACAAACACGAAGCCTGATAACGAAAAGATCGTTTCCCGGAAACGGTATGATCCTCAACGCCCTCACATGATCGCCTTCAGCCGGGCTCGTTACCCGCGTGGTCATCTTCAAGCCGTTCGTACCGAAGAACGCAGCCGCCGCATCCAGGTCCACGGCGTAATCGCCTGCGTTTCCACTCGCCGTCCACAGGTCGCTGCCCTCCATATCGTCAAGCAGCAAAATCCCCCTGGAAAACTGAAGGTCGCTGCTCACATTGAATCTGCCCAGAAAATCCCTGCCCATTTTTCACTGCTCCTTTTCTACCAGCTCGATTGTCATTTGCACATCGATATCGTGGTCGTAATAATCTTCGTTGACAGCATACACTTTCAGATACGTCCCTCCCTCCGCCACCTTCACTTCATGCTCCAGGTCCTTTTCGTCGCCTTCACCCCTTATATAATCCACCTGCCCATGCTCTCTGAGCATCGAGTACCCGTTTGGCTCTCCGCTCGAAGGTGCGTCTTTGTCCCGTGACACGTAGAACCTCAGCAGCAGCAGGTTCGCTGTCCCTATCGGGAACCTGCAGTGAATCTTCCTGACCACGTAAGGGTACGTGATCCTCGGAGTGACCAGGACCTTTTCGGCCCGGGCCAGGCAGGTCCCTGAAAAGCTTACCGTCTTCATTCTTGCCTCCGTTCTGCCCGGTTACGCTTTCACGAGCTCGTACAGTGACAGGTACGTCGCTTCGTCAACCCCCATCTCAAGACGCAGCTTCAACGATTCCATACCGCCTGTTTTCAACAGGTAGTCATCGTTCTTCCTCGGATCGAAGTCCAGGAACACGCACTGCGGCGGCTGAATCAGCCCCTGCGCTGCAATTGCCCCGTGCTGCGTATCGTACAGGTTTGCCAGGTCGCCTATCAGACTGTGTATTTTTGCCGCCTGATATATCCCCTCGCTGTTGTTCACGATAAGATGGACCATGTCCACTCCCATCGTGTGCGTTGCCGCCGTCAGCCAGGTGTTCAGCCTCAGGCAGATAGCCACAATGTCGTTGCCCATCGGCAGAAGCACATCGTTGTCCCCCGTTGCCCCGGGCGCTGTGATCGTCATCCTCGTTGATTTGAGGTATCGAGCCGGCGATGCGCCCGGTAAAGTAACGACTTCGATGTTGACGTTCGCCTCATCCAGCGTCGTTGCCGGCACCGTCGTATCTATGTCCAGAGTCAGCTCTCCCTTTTTCGTCGCCGGGTAGCACTCGGATGGATCGTACAGCCTTCTGCCCATCGGGATCATCAGAGTTAATGTCCTGTTCAGGTTGTCCGTTCCCAGCTTCCCTGAAAATACAGGCCTTCTGCCGAACAGGTAGCAATTCTGCGCGTACAACTCTTCCGACTCCAAGGAAAGTATCGGCACTCCGAGTTTCGCCACCGTCACCTTGTTTATGAATCCCAGCGCTTCGATCAGTGTCGCTTCGTCCGTCGCGTTGAAGAAGTCCATCGTGAATATCACGTGGCTCAACGGCTCGATCGGAAGATCCTCCTCGATGTGCTCCGTCGCCATCGTGTGATCACGTAGTATGTTCATCCGTCTAAATTCCATGATACAACACTCCTTTCTATTCTACCGAAAACGGCCCAAGGTAAATCACCATGAGGATAACCCAAGGCACTAACCAGGCCAGAAAAACGCCTATGGCAAAACCAAAACCAAATTTAACGGCCTGTCCGAATGAAATGCTTATCTTTTCCATTCTCGTTACCCCATTCGCTCTTTGAGCTCACCCAGCGCCTTGTCGATTGCCGCGACTCGGTCCAGGTTCCTCGGATCCCGCCTGGCGTACCTCTGCGGCAGCGTGGTCCGTTCGATTTCGTCCCTGAACGGTCCGAATCCCTTCACAAACGCACCCAGTGCCAGCCTTATACCGACAGGCCATCGTGAAACGCCCTTGTCAGCCACGCCCTTTTGATACTTCGCGTTCCCGGCTTCTTTGACCCCCTTGCTGAAAGCCTTGCGCTGCATCGCCTTCGACACACCCTCTTCGTAACTGTCCTCCGCCGCCGCCGTCGCATCCTCCCAGTTCTTCTTGGGATCCTTGACTCCAGCCGCGTACTGCGCCGATCTGCCAGGAGTGACATCGATGAACTTTTTCCCTATCTCCTGTATTGATTTTATTGCCGCCATGATCTCTAACTCCTTTCTGAAAACCATTCTTCCGTGCCATTACCGGACTACACGTCCATTCTACATATCGGCCTTATCGCAACGCAAGACCCATTTTTTTTGTCAGACCACCTTAAGGTTTTAAGGGATACAGCGTATAGCACAACACCGAACACCGACTATAACGACGATGATCCAGCAACGTTCGCCCTAGCAACAACTTCACTCCATCTCTGTTCTTGTGAAACAGGGCTTGAGGCCCTGGCAGCTCTCACAGTTATCTCCTACGATCAGCTTTACTATCTCGTATCCCTGCTCTTGAGGCTGTCGCCCATCGCATGCCCAAGGCAAAGCAGTGACCACGAAACAACATCGTGGTCCCTGCTTTGCGGCCATCGCCACACGTTCCCCATCGCAACACGAATCGCCGCCGGCCTATCATTGCTCGAGCGCCGCCCTCCACCACACATCCGATCACTCCACGTGGGCTCTCGCCGTTCGTACAGTTACTTTGCATAACGGATCGCCCTCGTGCCGTTCGCCTCCCGTTTTGCCCGTTCACCCCCTGTCCGCTCAATAATTGCTCTGCCCTAATCCTAGCTCGTGCTACGTTCGTCGCTTCGCTCCTCTCTGGCCCTCGGCGCCCAGCCGCCCGTCCGTTGCCTCCCCAACCCAGGTTGGTTCGGGTACTGAAAGACATCGTGCCGGGCGGCTAGTTTAAACAACGGCAACATCCCGGCTAACGCCGGGCTGTTTCCGTTTACGGGGGCACGTTCAGCCCTGCTCTGGTTTGCGCCATCGTTCCCCAACGACTCGGATGCCCAGGGCGGAGCCTGGTCAACTGTCCACACGACCACATAAGTTCGGATCCTTCGGAACTGTTCTTTATGTCGGGCCCTGCGCTCATGCACCCCAATCAACGCCAATTCACCACTCGCAATAACGGCCTTGAACTGAGGGCCGATTGCTCTCTTACTGATTCCCCGCTTTTTCGGAATGGGACTGTTTTATGTGGAATCTTGGCGTAATGATTGGGCGTTTAAGCCTCCGTTTCCCCTGAATTACAGCCGACACTACTCGGCTGAATTCTGTCCCCACTACGGATTCGCTGCGGGCCCGACCGGACGGCCAGCCCCCCGCAAGTATCGCGCCCAGGTAGCCGTTGGCCTGGTCACGCTACTTGCTCACGGGGCTGCCCGTGTTGATGGCCGGGTTGGCTGCCGCCCCGGCCGCCAGGCTGCGCCAGGCCCTGTCTTATCCCCGGCCGCCCGCCCCAACGGCTGCTCCGCCATGCGCCTCCGTCCGGAGCAGCTCGTCTTTTTCGACTCATGCCCGATTCCCCACGTACCGTTTGCTGCAACGTCCTCGGCTTTAGCTGCCCTGGAGCGCGCTTTTGGGGGTAGTTATGTCGGCTCGACTCGATTAAGGCCCTTAGAATCGATTTGGGTTTTCTGATCGAAGCAGGTTTGTGCTAGATCCAAAACAGATTTGCGCCGGGACCAGGTTTGCGCTCGGCGCAAACCTGGCGCAGCGATTTATGCTAGAATAGAACCTTAAAAACAAAAGGCCCCTACCCGGTGCTCCCCGAGGCAGAAGGCCACTGGAGGTGTGGCTTATCAGGCGTCCACGTTACCTCCAGTTCTGCCTTCCACTGCGGAAGGCTCCTGGCCTGCCAGAAGTGCGATCAAACAGAACAGCCGGCGAGGAAGCCTATCCGGGACTGAAGAGACCTGGCCCTGTAACTGATCCCGTCTGACCACTTGCCGGCCAGGCCTTCCTTCCCCCTCAAACCATACCTTCTGTCGCCTCCTGATGCAAGGGAAATTCCCGATCTCGATCGAGATTTTCCGATTATGTCGCCTTCTGTGTTAAGTGCGGCACGATCAGCGCTGCCGGCGGCGCTCGATCTCTGGAAATGTCGCTAAATAATTGTCGCTTTTTCTCTTGCCAAACTGTCGGCTTTGCCTGTATATTCGAATTTTAAATGTCGCTTTACCTTGTAGGAGATTGTGACATGTATCGAGCAACGAATCACACGGAACACGTGTCCGGTCCCAACGTCGACCGCCTCCTGATAAAGGCCGTGGCCATACAAGCCAAGCGCCTCGCCATCAAGCAGCTTTGGATCTATAACAAACATGACAGGCTGATATTCTCGCCCATCGAGCTCGAACACTTGACCCTCGGTTTCGTCTGCACCATTCTCGTCAATACCATCTTGGCAGGTCTTGACGACCAGGTTTGGGATAATATAGACGACACCATCGCGACGCTCAGGATTCATCATCACAGCAATTAACAGAAAAGGAGATATGTTATGTCAATACCTAAAACCTTAACCACCAAGCAGTGCGATGCCTTCATCGAGGAGCTCGTCGTTTGCCAGGGAACCACCAAGCAGATCACAAAGGGCTGCCGCAATCTCAGCATGGGTATCCTCATGCTCGAGACGGGCATCCGCGTAGGAGAGCTTTGCGCCCTCCGTATCGACGATCTCTGGTACGCCGATCAGCCCGTCGAAAATCTCGTTGTCAGAAAGGAAATCGCAAAAAACAACGCAGAGCGACTAATCCCGATCTCTACCGTGCTCCGTGGGGCGATCATAGACCTCGACCGAAGATTATGGTACCCCAATAACTTCAGCACTTCCGACTTTGCTTTTTCCTCCGGCGCAAACGGCAAGCCCCTCTCGACTCGAACCGTTGAGCGAATTATTCTCGCCGCCGGCAGGGCGGCGATCCACCTCGACGTGACTCCGCACATGCTGCGTCACACCTTTGGCTCTAAAATGATGCGCAAGACCAACGCCCGAATCGTCCAAGCCCTGCTCGGTCACTCCAGCCTCCAGTCCACGCAGATTTACATGCACCCGAACGCCGAGGACCTCAAAAAAGCGATCAACTCATAGCCGCCTGGCCTGCCGTGCTCAGGATTTTGATGCAGTGCGAGCACAGGGGCACGTGGCTTAGCTCGTCGACTCTGAACACATCGTGACATACGAGACAAGGCGCTTGAGGAACCATTGGCACAGGCGGGGCATCCGGGTCGGCCGGCTCTTGTTCTTTTGCTTCGGCCGGTGGCAGCATCGAACGCCAGGCTTGCAGCCAGGCCGACGTGGTCCTTGCCGTCGCACCGTTTTCGGCCGCCTGGCGTACAAGCGATCTTCGATAATAATTCTCCGTTATGCAGGCCAGGTTCGCTGCTGCAGCTATACTCAGCTTGCCTGAGTGGATTACTTCGAGCACGTCCTCAGGCCATCCGCATATCGCTATCTTTCGTTGGACCCAGTCCGTGTCCTTCCGGAAGCCGGCCGCGATCTGCTCGACCGTCATTCTGCCTTCCTTTACCTCGTTTGCTATGGCCGCCGCCAACTCGATGGGCGTGAGGTCCTTGCGGAAGAAGTTCTCCGCGAACGTGATTTCGCGCCTGGTGATCTCGTCACCAGTCTCCACCAGGCATCGCACGACTTCGAGGCCGATCCGTTTGCACGCTTCCAGCCGCCTGTGCCCAGCCAGCAGCAAATAACCATCGTCAGAGCTAGCGACGCACAGAGGATCCAGAAGACCCACACGACGTATCGACTGGCCAAGCGCAGAAATTTCATCATCGACATCGTCGAACCTCTGCTCATGTTCGCCCACCTGGATCTGGTCTATTGGAATTTCCCTTATGTCTTCCAAGTTTGTGCTCCTTCCATGTTAATTTTCGCATTGTCACTTCGTCCGTCTCGTCACCGAACTGCCCAAACATCAGAATGTCGCCGTGTCTTATACCGAGCTCCCGACACATGCCTTTATTCAATGTCACGGTCAAAGAATTGTGGTTCCTGTAAACTCTGGCTGTCCACATTTTCGGCTCCTGCTTTGGTAGATACCGTCGATACTTACGTGTTTTACCCATGAGTAGCGGGCGGGTGCAAGCCCAATCCCCGGCCATATTATAAAGCGACATTTCTAGCAAGGCACAAAAACCTTCTTTTTAGATCGAGAACGCAATGTCACTCCGTTCGATTGCCGGCGGACCAGCTCGATATCGGCCCATTGTAAAGCGACACTATATCCTTGGAGCTCTTTTTGGCAATAGTCGCCGGCCACGGTTTTTATCACTCGTTACGAGCAACTCTCCGCCCTCCCGCAAATTCGTTATCACACTGGTTACTGTTCTCTCCGAACAGTTGAAATATTTCATTATATCTTTGTTGGTCATCCAGCAACCGTCCTGTCCGAAACTGTTAATCCACATAAAGACCAGCTTCTCGGACGAACTGTACGGCCCACTCAATACCTTGACCACCCACGGCTGCTCCCATTTCTCTGCTTCCGGTAAATCCAACCAGTCCATAGTTTACCTTCCTTTCCTTGCTTTCTTTGCATCCGGCTTCGGCTGGCCCCAGCCAGGCCGAAGACGAAGCCGGATGCCTT